CGAGAATGTCGTGCTTCGATTATATCAAGTCGATCAAATGGTCTTGGGAATGTGTTGACAACTATGTGGAGAGTAAGGTATAATGAGAGGGAATAAGAGGGGCACTATGTAACACTCACTGGACAGTCACTAAGTATCACTGAGGGCAGTTAAATTTGCCCCCCTAAATGTTAAAAACGGCCACTACCCTAACCTACAAAGGTTCCCCAGAGCGTTTGAGATATTATTCGTTAAAAGTTTTCCACAGGTTTTAAAAAATTTTCTGAGGTAAAAAATGGACTCCAAGACCCGCGTAGAGCGACAGGACACACGTGTATGGGCAATAGAGCAATTATTGATCTTGGAGGGGTTTCTAGACCCTCGTATGTACGAATGCGCTGACTACTATGCGTCTGCGTATGCTTCTCAAATTCGTGATGATCTATATACACTATGGACTGAGTGGAAAAACGATAATCCAAGCAGTAATCCGCAGGTAATTAATCGACTGTAGCAGCATGTCCCATAGATTCACAACCAGACTTGAAGAAGACGATTTCGGAGATCTTATCCTTACGATACCATATGAAGTATGTGAGGAACTTGGTTGGGACATTGGGACGGAACTAGATTACGATATTACTGAAGACGGTACAGCATTTACATTACGCAAAGCAAACGATGAGTGAAGAGAAGATTGATTTTCTAAGAGATAACGATGAAGCACATCAAGTTATCAATATGTGTTTGCAACAGATTGGAGAACGTTTAGCGGCACTTGAGCAGTATGTACAGGGCATTCCTTTACAGGATGTAACAAAGATCATGTACAAACCAGATGGGTATGATGAATATTTGGATACAAAACAAAACTTTGATGAAATTTACCGACGATTGGAGGAACTGAAGGGTGGGGTGTAAAAACCAAGGCGATGTATGTGAGACAACGAATCATTGTCAGGAGTTTGTACCACTTGCTGCTGATCAGAAGGTAACTGTAGAGTTTACAGAATATCCAGTACCTGATTTACGCAGTAGTAATATCAATTTCAATATGCCACGCAGAGATGGCATTGCTGTGATGTATCCCAGTCTTCCAGTAACTACTAATACACGTACTGGGGGAACACCCAGTTCTGCCGCAATCTGTGGAAAAGTATCTCGTACTGTCAATTGTTTTGGTGCAGACGAGTATTACTATGGGTATCGACCGAATGAACTATCATTTGATTTGATGTTCTCGGATCGATTCTTCTCGTATTTGTACGATACCTCAGATGATGCTGGTCACGTTGGTATTGCTTGCTATTACTTGCAAACTCGTACTAATGCAACTACTGGGGGAACCCCTGATCCAGTAACAGGTGATCCCGATCCACCAGATTCCACAGAAGAATCGACTGTCTGCAAACCCTGCACGGCATTTAGTTGTGCTCCTGCCAAGACTAATCTGACTTATACAGTCCCTGAGGGTAATATTACTGGCGACCCCGACGCGCCGCATCCCACACTCTATGGTATTGGCACAGACACGAATAAACTGTGCTTCTCCTACGTCTCGTTAAGTACCACATTACCTAATGGTGTCACTGACCTGGAGATGTCCTATGACGGTGTTACATGGACTGATGTATGGGATGAAGGTCAAGCACAGGGTGTAAACTATGACACGCCCCAAAACCCGTTTACCACGGGCGAGGACCCACTTGAAGATTTCCAGATCTATGATCTCGATAGCGGGACGAGCGCCACAGGGTTCCGAGTAAAACTTTCTGTCAGTGCTATTGCAGATCTAGATGCCCCTGACCCGCCAGGTCCCACGTTCTCTGGTGTAAGATGGCGTATTCTAGAGTTGATGACCCCTGGACAGGGTTATACGGCAGGTACAACGTTTGATTTATCGTTCCCCTATACCGATGTAAACGCTAATGTAGTCAATCTGACTGTAAAACTAAGGATTAAATCAGTTGGACCTATCCAAGCAGTTGGTAGTGCAGCAGGTTTTGACGTGTTGAGGATTGGTGATACCATCAATGGACACACAATTACACATACATTCCACACTGATCTGAATAATTTTCCGTATCACGTTGTTTATTTGGACGGAAATGGTAGTAATTTTACAAAAGACACTAATTATACCTCTAGTCGTAACCATGTAATCAGTGCAAAAGCAGGTTATGGTATTGTCGATAGGGCAATTTTGGTGGGAGTGTACGAATTTTTAGATAAATCGACTCAATTTACTACTAATTCCATTGCTCAGAACGCACCAAACGTTTTTAACGACATTTTTCAACCTGATGTATCGGTAACTATTACCAATGGATCGATTACAGGCACTACAATTAACCTTCCTGGCGTTGGATTGGACAAAGTTCAGGGTGGACAACCTACTTTAGGCATTGCTGGAGACCCTGCAGAGGGTGGAACAAAGGCAGAAGTGGAAGGAACGTTCGTAAATGGTGAGTTGACGGCAATTAAAATCGTAAAAGGAGGTTCTGGATACTCTGCAGACAACCCTCCACAGATTTATGTGAACAATACGTCGTATAGAACGACCCAAAGTGTAGACACTCCTGGTTATGATCCATCAAAAATTGACAATGCGCTAGAAATTTACGAAAAAATGCCTGATGGTCCTGCAAAACCGTCAAAAGAACGCTTGGATAAGATTCGAGCGGCGTATGAACTGCCCCCAACGCAAGTTTCTAACGCTCCAGAACCATCTTTTCTGCAAAAACTCGATCCAACGCGCCTCAGACTCGAAACCATGCCGCAAAAATCGTATTCTCAGGCGGCAGTTGACGAATGGAGAGCGAATGCGGGCAATAATGCTGATAATTCCGAGGATATTTCTAATTTGAACGTCCCAGAAGTCATTCAAGACAAACTTAAAGCGCGAAATGAGTATGAATTGTCTAATTTAGACAATTTTGGCGAAAAAATCACGCAAAAAGTGATTCCTGCTGAGCAAACTAAGCGCACAGCAATGGTTGAAACGGTTCAAGGACCATTTTCTGACCTTCCAGTTGCTTCAGAGTACACTAAATACATGATACGTCAGTTCAAACCTGATACTACACCCGATGTAAAGATCTCTGTCACTCTAAGTTGCGAGGTTGCTCAAGAAGGTTGTGGACACGTCCCCTGTTCCCCCGTAGGAGAGACAGGAGGCACTACAAATAATGCTGATGGAACTACCACTACAACGTCTTACAGCACCCTTGTAGGACCTCTGGGAGGCGGTTGTCAAAACTGGTCAGCATCAGGTGAGATTGATCTCTTGAATGATATGACTGGCACTACCTTTACATTAGGTCTTGCTATTGGTGAATACGGTAATCCTTACGAGGAATAGTACATATGGCGCACATCAATCAGAACTACGATAACTCAGGACCACAAGCTGCCGCACTTTTTATGGGTAAGTGCAGTGGACACGGAAGTGGTGGTGGGGGATCTTGGCATCCTGGACCTGGTGGCGGAACAATTTCACCTTGTGCGTGTGGAAATCTATCATCTGTGAAGCAAAAAGAGTATGCTGCGGGTCATGATACGATGGGACAGTGGAGAGCACACCCCCAAAGACCGTATGATGAACCGATTGTTGACAATGTGATTATTAATGGTAAAATACCTATCGTAGACACGGATCTCCTGACGTTGCATCCAACTCAATCCAAGTATATGGCAACCCGAAAAGCGGGTAAATGCGTAGTTGTTTGTCCCACTGATGCATGGTGGTGTCATAAGTATACTGGAAAGGATAATAGTGGCGGACGTGAGTCTGCTGCTGGTCACATTCGTAAATGCTTTGCAAGTACAAAGACCGTTTATATTGGCGGTAAACTTGCAGGTAGAATGGGTGACAAGTTAGGAGACCAGTCTACTACTTTCCCCTGCAGATCAGTTATCTGCGGATCTTCCCCTGATGTTATTATAGGAACTTAATTTATGGCAGCACGTTCAAAATCTTTGAGTGGTTCGTTGAATATCGAGACGAGACCCAAAAAGACGAGGCAGGGTTGTGGTCAGCATACCAAATATGCTGCTACATCTAGAAACAAAGCACGCAAGCGTTATAGGGGTCAGGGTAAGTAACTAAATAGTTTTGTTAAATCTCATCATGTAGATGGCATTAAAGACTATTACAAGTGGTGACTTTAAAAAATCTCGTGCTTTTGCGGATATTTTAATGTCATTCAAACGTAACCCCTTCACGGATGACGCAAGTATCGTGAGAAATGATAATGCCATCAAACAGGCGATCAAGAATTTGATTCTGACCACACCTGGCGAGAAACCTTTTCAACCCACCGTTGGTTCAAAGGTCATGGATATGCTCTTTGAACCTCTTGATCCTTTTACTGCAGATGCCGTTAAGGATGAGATCATAAATACAGTTAATCAGTATGAACCTAGGGTAGAACTAACAAAAGTTGATGTTACCGCCATTCCTGAAGGTAACAAGTTGAATATCACTCTTGAGTATAGAATCGTAGGGTTACCAATTGTGGAAACAATCGAATTTGTTTTACAGAGACCTGAATAATGCAACCGAATAACCTAACAGCACTAGACTTTGAGGATATCAAAGCATCTATCAAGTCATATCTGAGAACTCGTACAGAATTCTCTGATTATGACTTTGAAGGTTCTGCGTTGTCGTATCTGATCGACACTCTGGCATATAATTCTTATTATAGTGCCTTCAACGCTAACATGGCGATGAATGAGGCATTTCTTACCTCTTCTACTGTTAGAGACAATGTTGTTAACATTGCAAAACTTTTAAATTACACACCTAACTCAGTTACTTCTTCAAAAGGTTGTTTGAAAGTAACTGTACAAACTGTACAAACAAACGGAAGTTATCCTAGTTCAATTACCCTGGCAAAAGGTCCTGTTGCGACTGGGGGTAATTTTATTTGGAACGTTATTAATAATATTACGACACAAGTTGATACAACTACTGGTCTTGCTACGTTTGATAACCTATTAATCTATGAAGGTGCGATTGTTTCCTTCAATTACATTGTAAACACCTTTGCAAAGCAAGAATATACAATTCCTGCACAGGATGTTGATATTGCAACTCTGTCAGTTAGAGTTAGAGCGAATGAATCCGCTACTGCATCGGATCTTTACTCTAGAGTAGACAATATTACTGGATTGACCGCTACCAGCAGAGCATATTTCCTCTCTGAAGGTGAGGACATGAGATATCAGGTCAGATTTGGTGATGACAGTGTTGGTAGAGCAGTTACTGACGGTGAAGTCATTACTTTGGAGTATTTGACTACATCTGGAGCAGAAGCAAACGAAGTTCAAAGTTTCTCCTTCATTGGAAACATCACTGACTCTCTTGGAATTTCTTATGGTGCAACAGATGCTACTGTTGTTGTCAAGGATCGCTCCCAGCAAGGCGCTGCAGCAGAGTCGATTGAGTCTATCAAGTATAATGCACCCAGATACTACTCAGCACAGTCTAGAGCGGTTACAGCGCAGGATTATGCACTGATTACCAAGAGAGTGTACACCAATGCTGATTCTGTTGTTGCATATGGTGGAGATTCTTTGAATCCTCCTATTTACGGAA